AAAACATTATTACAGATCGTACTGTAATTGATGTTATGGCATTTGCTAATTGTTCTACTTCAATGGACATTTATGATAAAGAAGATTTTGAAACATTAGCTGGTCATCTAATTAGAGAGTATGACTATATCTTTTATGTATCTCCTGAAGGTGTAGAAATTGAAGATAATGGCGTTCGTGAAACAGATGCTCAATATAGAAGAACTATTGACTTAATGATTAGTCGTTTAATCAGTAAATATAATCACAGAATTAAAAACTTTACCACCATCTCAGGTACCACTGAAGAACGAATTCATCAAATGTTGAATGTTATAGAACTTTAATATATTTATAACAAAAATTATAAAATGAAGAAATCTGAGTTTAAAGCATATTTGCGCGAAGAAATTATTTCTATGTTGAATGAAGCCGATCCTGAGGATATTAAGGCACAACAAGATCTTAATAAAGAATTAGATCTTACTAAATCAAAGGCTGATGATTTAGGTCAAGCTTTATCCGAGGAAGATGAAGAAGGACCATCATCATCAGATTTGAAAGCTGCTAAAAAAGACTCCGTATCTAAAATTGCTAATAAACTTCAACAAACTACTAAAGAAATGAAATCTGTAGTTAATAAATGGAAGAAAGCAGAAGGTAGTGAAAAGGATGAACTAACAAAGCGTTTAAAAGAACTTACGAAAATAAAGAAAGAACTTGAAGGACTTCTTTAAAAATATTCAAACGCTACTTATTGTAGTATTGGTTATAATTATTCTTTTAATGCGATCTTGTAGTGGTGAAGGAGAATTAGTAGAACCTGAGGTAATTACCAGAGTTGAGGTGCGGTACGATACAGTTGAAACCTTTAAGGAAACTTATGTTCCAAAATGGAAAACTAAAATCATAACCGAAATTGATACTTTCCAGGTACCTATTGATACTTTATCTATTCTAAGAAATTACTATGCAAAGTATTTTTACTCAGATACTCTTAAAATAGATACATTAGGGTATGCTATCATAAATGACACAATTACTCGTAATACTATCCTAGCAAGAGATATTAGAACTAATATTTTAATTCCTACCACTACAATAACAAAAGAAATTTATTTAAATAAAAATGAATTTTATTGGGGTTTAGGATTGCAAGGTAGATCAGACCAGTTAAATTATTTAGGTGGGGAGTTATTATTTAAAAGTAAAAAAAAGAACATATACGGTTTTGGGCTAGGGGTTAATCAAGATTTCCAACCAGTTCTATCAGGCCGTATGTACTGGAAAATTGGAAAATGAGTCAACAAGATTTAAAATCAGTAATTAGGCAGGAATATTTAAAATGCGCTCAAGATCCAGCTCATTTTATGAAAAAATACTGCCACATTCAGCACCCACAACGTGGCCGTGTTATATTTAACTTATACCCATTTCAAGAAAAAACACTACACCTTTTACGAGATAACCCATATTCAATTATTCTAAAATCCCGACAGTTGGGTATATCAACCTTATCTGCTGGGTATTCTTTATGGATGATGTTATTTCATAAGGATAAAAATATTCTATGTATTGCGACAAAGCAGGAAACCGCTCGTAACATGGTTACAAAGGTTAAGTTTATGTATGATAACTTACCTTCATGGCTTAAAATACCAGCAGATGAGAATAATAAATTATCTCTTAGACTAAATAATGGTTCCCAAATTAAAGCAACCTCAGCAAGTAGTGATGCTGGTAGATCGGAAGCCGTTTCTTTGCTATTAGTAGATGAGGCAGCATTTATTGACCAAATTGGTGAAATATGGGCCTCAGCTCAACAAACCCTAGCTACTGGTGGTGGTGCTATTGTATTATCTACCCCTTATGGTACAGGTAACTGGTTTCATAAAACATGGGTTTCAGCAGAAAATAATGAAAATGATTTCCTTCCAATTAAATTACCGTGGTGGGTTCATCCCGAACGAGATGAAGCTTGGAGAAAACGTCAAGATGAATTACTAGGTGATCCTAGAATGGCTGCTCAGGAATGTGACTGTGATTTTAGTACCTCAGGGGATACTGTATTCCATTCTGAATGGATAGAGTTTATTAAGGAAACAACAATCCAAGACCCACTAGAACGTAGAGGTGTAGATCAAAACCTATGGATTTGGGAAGCCGCTGATTACTCTAGAGAATATATGGTTATTGCTGACGTTGCCCGAGGTGATGGTAAAGATTTTTCTGCATGCCATATAATGGATATTGCAACAAATACTCAAGTAGCAGAATATAAAGGTCAACTTCCACCTAAAGAATTTGGATATTTCCTTACAGGTCTAGCTACTGAATATAATAACGCTATGTTGGTAGTAGAAAACGCCAACATTGGATGGGCAACATTAGATGCTATCCAAGAGAGAGGATATAGAAACTTATACCAATCACCAAAATCCGATCAATTAACTGCTGAATCTTATCTTAGAGTATTCGAAGGCAATAGTGAAATGGTTCCTGGGTTTACAATGTCAATGAGAACAAGACCTCTATGTATTAATAAATTTAGAGAATTTGTTGGTGACCAATCAGTAACTATTCGTTCCAAACGACTATTAGAAGAAATGAAAGTATTTATTTGGAGGAATGGTAGACCAGAAGCTCAAAGTGGCTACAATGATGACTTGGTTATGTCATTTGGAATTGGTATGTTCCTGAGAGATACGTCGCTCAAGTTTCAACAGCAGAGTTTAGACTCCGCTCGCGCAGCTTTAGGGGCAGTTAAAACAAACAAAACTAGCTACAGTGGTGTATACTCAGCAAATAGCGCCCAAAACCCATACAATATGGATATAGGGGGTAAAGATGAGAGCATAAAGTGGCTACTATAATATATTTATAACAAAATTAGAAAATGGCAGATAAAGGATTATTCCCCAGATTACAACGATTATTTTCTACGGATGTAGTTCTCCGTAATACTGGTGGCAACCAACTTAAAGTGTTTGATGTTAATAGCATCCAACAATCCGGAGACTTGCAAACTAATGCTTTAGTAGATAGATTTAATAGAATTTATACTAATTCATCTACCTCATTATATGGTCAACAAACTAATTTTAATTACCAATACTTAAGACCCTCATTATACTCAGATTATGATGCGATGGATACAGATGCTATCATCGCATCTGCTCTTGATATAATTGCTGATGAAAGTACTCTAAAAAATGATCAGGGTGAAGTATTATCTATTCGTTCTTCGGATGAAGATATTCAAAAAATCCTTTATAACTTATTTTACGACGTATTAAATATTGAATTCAACCTTTGGCCTTGGATTCGTAATATGTGTAAATATGGTGATTTCTTTTTGAAATTAGAAGTAGCAGAAAAATTTGGGGTATATAACGTTATCCCTTATACAGCATTCCATATTGAAAGATTAGAAGGTGCTGATAAAGAAAATCCTGCTAAAGTAGAATATAGATTTGACCCAGAAGGAGTAGCAGCCTCAGATTATGGCTACTACAATGTACCTGGGGGTAGTGGAAACCAAAACTCAATCATTTTTGATAATTATGAAATGGCTCATTTCCGTCTTTTAACGGATATGAATTTCTTACCTTATGGTAGAAGTTATATTGAACCAGCTCGTAAATTATTTAAGCAGTACACGTTAATGGAAGATGCAATGTTAATCCACAGGATTGTACGTGCACCTGAAAGACGTATTTACTACATGAATGTTGGTTCTATCCCTCCCCAAGAGATTGATGCATTTATGGAGAAAACAGTTTCTAAAATGAAACGTACTCCATATGTTGATCAACAAACAGGTGAATATAACCTAAAATATAACATGCAAAACTTACTTGAGGATTTTTACATCCCAGTAAGAGGTAATGATACATCAACTAAAATTGAAAACCTAAACGGTCTACAATGGGATGGTATCCAGGATGTTGAATACTTAAGAGACAAATTATTTGCAGCCCTTAAAGTGCCTAAAGCGTTTATGGGTTACGATGAAAACACAGATGGGAAAGCTACATTGGCAGCGCAAGATATCCGTTTTGCTCGCACAATTGAGCGTATTCAACGCATAGTAACATCGGAGTTATATAAGATCGCGATAGTCCATTTATATACTCAAGGATACCGTGATGAACAATTAGCTAACTTTGAAATTTCATTAACAACACCTTCAATCATTTACGATCAAGAAAGAATTGCATTGATGAAGGAGAAAATGGATTTAGCTGAACAAATGGTTAACTCAAACCTATTCCCATCAGATTACATCTATGATAATATCTTCCATTTAAGTGAAGACCAATACGATGAATATAGAGATTTAATTCGTTCAGATGTGATGCGTAAATTCCGTTTATCTCAAATTGAAAACGAAGGTAATGATCCTATTGAATCAGGTAAGTCATATGGTACACCTCATGATTTAGCTTCGCTATATGGTCAAGGTAGAATGGAATCAGACCCAGCAAACGTACCTGATGGTTATAATGAAGACGAAGCTGAATTAGGCCGTCCAAAAGAAAAAGTATCTAAACGTAATACCCAAGATGATAATTTTGGAAAAGATAGGTTGGGTGTTGCTGGTATGAAAAATGATTATAACAGTAATGATAAACTTAAAGTTGATTTTAAAGGTGGTTCACCACTAGCTTTAGAAAGTAATACGCATTTCCTCAAGCATAAAAGTATGCTTAAATCTATTCCGGTTGCAAAAAAGCAAATGGTTTTTGAAAAAAAGGCCAATGATAGCTCATTATTAGACGAATCAAATATTAAGGAACAATAATTCTTATATATTTATAAAAAAATAGACGTAGATGTATATCAAACATTCGAAATTTAAAAATACTGGTATTTTATTTGAGGTACTAGTAAAACGTATTACTTCTGATACTTTATCAGGAGCAACTTCTCCTGCAATCAAAATCTTAAAGAAATATTTTGTTAATACTGAGATAGGAAAGGAATATAAATTGTATGAAACTGTATTCAAGTCAAAGACATTAAGCGAATCAAAAGCTAATATTGTCCTTACTACAGTATTGGAGTCTTCAAATAAACTTAATAGATCAAAATTAAGAAAAGAAAAATATAATTTAGTTAAAGAGCTCAAAGAATATTATAACGTAGATGAGTTGTTTAAAACTAAATTGTATGACTATAAGGCACAAGCTTCATTATACACTTTGTTTGAAATCTACGCAACTGATAAGGCAACAGATCCTAATCAAATAGTTGATAATAAAGTAACCCTTTTAGAACATTTAACAAAAGAAAATGTTGAAAGAGATGATGTAAAAGATGATGTACTTTCAGAATTTAAATCATACGATAAAGATTTACGTACTTTAACATACCGCATTATGTTAGAGAAATTCAATGAAAAATACTCAGACTTAAGTAACAACCAAAAACGTGTGCTTAAAGAATTTATTGAGTCTGTAGATAATACAACTCAACTTAAAGACTTCTATAATAAAGAAGTTAATTCAATTAAAGAATCTATTAAAAATCACATATCTAAATCTACTGAAGAGGTAGTTAAGATTAAACTAAGTGAAGTTTCTAAGTTAATAAAAGAATTAGATAACAGAGGCATGGTAAAAAGTGATCATTTAGTTGACTTACTACAGTACCATAGCTTGGTAGAAGAACTTACTGTAGCAAATGGGTAATTACAAGTATAAAATAAAAGAAACGTTAAAACCAAAAGACGTAGATCCTGCTTTACTTAAACGTTTAGAAGATAAGTATGGCCCTGTAAAAGATACAGATTTCTTTACAGATAATTTAGATACATACTTCAAAACTAGTAATGTTGATCCCGAAACTAATAGTATTGGTCACGATATTATTAAATTAGCGTCATTTGGTGATTCATTGAAGAAAATGTCTGATGCCGTTAAAGCATTAAAACAATTAATGGGTACTGAAGATGCTAAAAATGATCAAATTATTAAAGCAGCAGCAGCTGAGTTGAAAGTAGTATTTAACAAATACAGAACTCATCTTAGAAAAAACTACCCAGACCAATATAACCAAATCAAAAATACCTTAGAAGAAATTTCTACAACTGGGGGAGGTAGCGGTGCTGCCACCTTTACTCCTGGTACAGGAGCCCAATATGCAACCCCATATGCCTTTGGTAAAAAGGGAGATGCTAAAAAAGGTGGGATGTATACTAAAAAGTTCGGGTATAAGTTAGTTCCTAATAAAATTAAAGGATCTGGAGTTGAAGTAAAAAATTTATTTGAAGCTGAAAGCTCAAGTACATTCCAACAGAGAAGAATAGCAGCATTTGATGAAATTGAGCAACAACTTAACGATATTTATAAGATGTTAAGTAATGCTAAAAACGAAACAGTTCAATACTACACAGACAATCCCAGTTCTTATGCTGTAGTTAAACCAACTGATTTAGTTCTTGATTACATCAACGATATTAAGGATTTACTTAAAGGAGAAGAATAATGGCAATTAATGTATCCGTAATACAGAGTGCAGAAACTCAACCAACTGATTTAGTGGCTGGGACTCCTGTTACTTATAGCATTGACAACCCTTTAATAGGTTCTTCTTATTTCATATTTGAAACTACTAGAAATAGTGAAGGAATTTATGATGATGCCTCACCTAAAAACCTAGAAGGTTCATTTACTTTAGGTAGTGGTGTTTCGGGTTTAGTTAACAACGAATACATAGCAGGTGTTACTGTAGCTCCTGGTGGTGGTGATGTAATATTTACACCAACAAACAACGTAACAGCAGCAACACTATTATTAAGAGGAACAAAATCATAAAAATATATAATATTTATAACCATGAAACAAAAAACATTACAAGAACAATATAACCTAATCTCAGAAGGAAAAGGAAATGCTGAGGTGTTTATGAAAGCAGCTAAGCGTCAATTCCCTAATATTGTCCGCAACTCAGCTACATTAAACGAAACAGTATCAGCATTAAAACATCAACATCTAATCTCAGAAAATCTAATGGGTATTGGAGTTGTATCTGTAGGTAAATCTTCAAACCCTGATTGGTTTAAAATCTTCAATGAAAACATGGAAACCATTTCTGAAGAAGCTAAAGCTGTAGAGAAAAAAGTTTCTAAAGAAGTTGAAGACTTAGAAGAAAAAAACTTCGATTATAAGGATAAGAAAAACGTTGATAACGTATTTGGTGAGGAATTCTTAAAAGGATACTACACTGAAATGAAAGATCCTAAAAACGCAGACAAGTCAATTGACGAATTAAAAGAAATCGTAGCTAAAAATCTAGCTAAAGATCAACTTCACTATGTTAAAGATGGTCAATTCGGAGAAAAAGGTGTTGGTTACACTGACGAATTACCAGGCCTAAAAGCATCTAAAACAGATAAAATGGAGCCTGTAAAGTTAAAAGAAAACACTTCTATTTCTTTATTAGATATCCTTAACGAAGGTGAAGAGTCAAAACCTACAAAGAAAAAAGCTAAAAAAGAAACAACAGATTCTAAGTTATCTGAAATTGAAAAAAATGGTAGAATTGCTACATTAGAAATGCAAATTGAAGCTTTAGAGGAAATTATTGAGTCTAAAAATCAAAGAATTACCATGGTTACTGAAGATGAAAATCTATCAGAATTAGCAGACAAGAAAAAAGTAAAAGACATGCAACGTGAAGTTAAAGACCTTGAAAAAAGAAAGGCTAAAATGGAGAAGTTGTATGAAAAAATGTGTGGTAAATCTTACGTTAAGACTGAAATTGTAGACGAAGCTGACGAAGTACCTTCAAACCCAGAAGACTATACAAAACAACCCGGATACGTTCACGAAGACTAATGAAAAAGGTACTAGTAGAAACTCAAATC